TGGCAAGTTTTAAACGCCATCAACAAAACAAAGACGTCCCTTACGATGAAGGATGCGGCGGCTTAATGTGGGACGCTTGGGGTGGTGCAAGCGGAATAAATTGGGCGATGAATAAACTAAAATCAATCAAATGAAGCGTTATAGTTCACCTAAAAATTCTAAACGAGGATGTCTGTGTAAAGACGGAAGAACATATCACAGGAAGTGTTGTGATGGCTCTTATCAAGCGCAAGGCATAGGCAGAATTACCAAAATTTCTAACTAGAATGCAAATCTGTTTTTTTCAACGTTATATACATATAATTAGTTAAATAATATTATTTATGAAACCCACTGAAATGTTAAACAAGATTACATCGCTTTTAAGCGCGAAAGTCGAGTTAGAAGAAATGAAGCTCGAAAATGGTACAGTCTTACAAGCAGAGAATTTCACAGCGGGGGAAAGTGTATTTATTGTCACAGAAGATGAGAAAGTGCCTTTACCTGTCGGAGATTATGAAATGGAAGACGGAAAAAAACTAGTGATTGCTGAAGAAGGAGTCATCGGTGAACTCATCGCTGATGACGACGAGCCAAAGGAAGAATCCGAAGAATTAGATTCACAAGTTGCTACAGGTTCAGAGCCTAGAGATTTAGAAGCAGAAAAAGACACAGAAGATGTAGTTGAAAAACCTAAATCAAAATCTAAAAAAGATTTATCAGATGAAACTGAAGTACAAGAAGAAGAAAACCTCGAAGAACAAGAAGAAGAAAAAGACGAGATGAATAAAATTGTCGAGGAAGTAGTAGCAGCAATGACACCTATCATTGATGAGATGAAACAAGAATTGGCTTATGTAAAGGAAGAACTAGGCAAAATGAAAGACGAAGAACTTGCAAAGCAAGAAGTCAAAGAACAACTAAGTAAAGAGCCTGCAACAAAAGCAATTAAACATAATCCGGAATCAAGTACGGAGAAAAAGCTTAATCTATTAAGCAAGAACAAGAAAGCCAATTCCACAATGGATCGGGTTTTACAAAGAATGTCTAATATTAATAAATAACAACAATGGCAACAACAACAACTTTTTCGAACGATGTACAAAGAAAGTTCGAAACACAAGAAGTGCTTACAGAATCAAAAGCCATTACTGCAGCAGACAGCGGTAAGACCTTTTTAATTTCTGGAACAGGCTACACAATCACACTACCTGCAGCAACCGCAGGAGTTACCTTCAAATTTAGGGTAGTAGCGGCTTTTAGTACTGATACGGTTATTCAAACTGTGTCTACTGAAAGAGATACAATAAGTGGATCATTGATCGTTGCAGGTGCAGTCGTAGACGCAGATGCAGTTGATCGTGTTACATTTGAAGACGGTGCAGAGAGAATCGGAGATTTTATCGAATTAACTTCTGATGGCTCTGTATATACATTATTTGGAAATGGTGCGCAATCATCTTCAATTACTGTTGGCGAACTATAATAATAATCTTTAATAAATTTTAAAATGGCAACAACAACTTCAATAACCACTACATACGCTGGTGAATTCGCAGGCGATTACATCTCTGCAGCACTACTTAGTGGAACAACCTTGGCTAACGATTTAATTACAATCAAGCCGAACATCAAATACAAAGAGGTTATGAAAAAAGTCGCTACTAACAGCATTGTATCTAATGCCACTTGTGACTTCGATCCTACCTCAAATTTAACACTCACAGAGCGCATACTACAGCCAGAGGAATTTCAAGTTAATTTGCAACTTTGCAAAAAAGACTTTATCTCTGATTGGGAAGCCGCTTCAATGGGTTTCTCAGCTTACTCTAATTTACCATCTAATTTTGCTGATTTCTTAATAGCTCACGTGGCTGATAAAGTAGCACAAAAATTAGAGCAAAACATTTGGGGAGGAACTAATGCAAATGCAGGAGAATTCGACGGATTTAGAACTACACTTTTGGCTGACGGAGATGTTACTGACGTAGGCGCAGGAGCAGCAGTAGATTCTTCTAATGTAATTGCAAAAATGGGTCTCGTAGTAGATGCTATCCCTAGCGCAGTGTACGGTGCAGATGACTTATTTATTTATGTATCTGCTAACGTTTACAGAGCGTATGTTCGTGCTTTAGGTGGCTTCGCTAGCAATGTTGGTGCAGCTGGTACTAACGATCAAGGAACACAATGGTTCAATGGCGGCGCTCTAACTTTCGACGGTATGAACGTTGTATTAGCGCAAGGCCTAGCATCAAACACAATGGTAGCTGCTGAAAAAAGCAATCTATTCTTCGGCACAGGTTTACTAAATGACACTAATGAGGTCAAAGTAATTGATATGGCTGACATCGATGGGTCTCAGAACGTAAGAGTAGTGATGAGGTTTACTGCAGGTATCCAGCACGGTATCGGTAGTGATATAGTACTGTACTCTTAATAAATAATTGTTAATCGAAAAACGGTGGGTAAGCCAAGTGCCTACTCACCTTTTTTTTAATACTATAAAATATGGCTTGCTTACTTACAAAAGGACGAGCGTTACCGTGTAGAGATGCTGTAGGTGGATTAAAATCTGTCTATTTAGTTTCTTATGGCACATTAGGCGCACTTACTGTTACAAGTGGAAAGGTTACTGCAATGGCAGGATCACCCACAGTTATGAAATATGATTTAAAAGGTAATTCATCATTAGAACAAGCAATAACAGGTTCAACTGAAAATGGTACTGTGTTCTACGAACAAACTTTAAATCTTACTTTGACAAAACAACAAAAAGAATCACAAGAAGAAATTAAACTTGTGGCTCAAAATAGACCGCACATATTTGTTGAAGATTATAATGGCAACTACTTTCTAGTAGGTGCAGTTCACGGTGCGGAATTAAATGCCGGTACAATTTCTAGCGGTGCAGCAATGGGCGATTTAAGTGGGTACACACTTACATTCAGCGCACAGGAAACAATACCTGCATACTTTGTGGATTCAACTGTTGTTACAGGTGCAACACAAGGTACTCAATTAACACCTTAATTTTTTTTATTTGAATTTGGTTAATGAAGAAAGGGCGACTTCGATGTTGCTCTTTTTTTTTCAACTAAAATTCATTTATTTTACGTTATATTAATATGAAGATCTTAACAACAAGTTCATCTGCGCAAAATATAAAGGTGATTCCGAGAGAATATGTCACAAGCGGCACTATGACGCTAGTAAACGAAACTACAAACAGCAGTAAAGATTATAGCATTACTGCAAGTACAGTCGATGATTATTTATCTTTTAATGTCACATTTAATCCTGTTCTTGTAGAAGGTGTTTTTTATAATTACACGCTTAAAAATTCTTCATCAAAAATTATTTTTAAAGACAAAATATTTTGCACAGACCAAACTATCAATCAAACAACTAATAGTTATTACTCTGTGAATAGTGGTGAATACACTACCGAGAATAGTTACGACGACGATTACATTACATTATGAGCATAAAAATAGTAGAATTAGCGAGTTATACTACGCCGGACATTATAGAATTAAAAAACAAAGATTATGTCGCTTACGGCGAGGATAATAATTATTTTCAGTATTTAATCGACAGGCACAACGGAAGTCCGACTAATAACGCAGCAGTCAACGGCATAAGTCAATTAATATTTGGAAAAGGTTTAGACGCAACAGATAGCAACAAAAAACCAGACGAATATGCTCGTATGAAAAGTTTATTTAACAATGATTGTGTTCGCAAGCTTGCACACGATTTAAAACTTTTAGGGCAGTGTTCATTACAAGTAATTTATTATAAAGACAGAAGTCAAATAGTACAAGTTGAGCATTTTCCTGTTGAAACGTTAAGAGCAGAGAAGTGCAATGAAGATGGTGATATTGAGTCATACTACTACGCGCCTGATTGGACTAAAGTAAAACCAACTGAAAAATTAAAAAGAATACCGGCATTCGGGTATAGCAGAGAGGGTTTAGAAATATTATATCTAAAACCATACAGAACAGGTTTTCATTATTATTCACCTGTCGATTATCAAGGCGGATTGCAGTACAGCGAATTAGAGGAAGAGGTAGCAAATTATCATTTGAACAATATATCTAATGGCCTAGCGCCATCGATGTTAATTAATTTTAACAACGGAGTGCCGTCAGAAGAACAACGACAAATAATAGAATCAAAAATTAGAGACAAATTTAGCGGTACGTCTAATGCGGGTAAATTTATTCTAGCTTTTAATGATAGCGAAACACAACAAGCGTCTATCGAGCCTGTTCAACTATCTGACGCTCATAATCAATATCAATTTTTATCTGATGAGTCAATGCGTAAAATTATGGTAAGCCATAGGATTGTATCACCGATGTTGCTCGGTATCAAAGACTCAACAGGACTAGGCAATAATGCAGATGAATTAAAAACTGCAAGCACGCTAATGGACAATACAGTAATTAGGCCTTTTCAAGATTTGCTTGTCGATGGATTTAATGAAATTTTAGCATATAACGATATTACATTAGACCTATATTTCAAAACGCTACAGCCGCTAGAGTTTACAGATTTAGAAAACGCAATTACTAAAGAGCAAGTAGAAGAAGAAACAGGACAAAAACTGTCACTTGCTTCAAAGCTGATAGATGGCCGCATAGCATATGACACGAAAGAAGAAGCTATCGCAGTTGCAAATACAATGGGTTGTACAGGATATCACACACACGTATTAGACGAACAAGAATGGTATATGCCTTGCGAATCACACGACTTAAAAGACGAAGACGACCCTTGTCAAGCAGGGTACGAACAATACGGTATGAAAAAAAATAAAAACGGCCGCAAAGTTCCTAACTGCATACCTATAGAAACTGCCGAAGAAATACGTATGGCAATCTTAAATTCTCTCGAAAAACAAGGTGATGACGAGGAAAAACTTTTCGACGAGGGTTGGGAATTATTTGACGAAAGGCCTGTAGATTACGACAATGAAGAAAGTTTAAACAAAATGTTAAGCTTTGCATCAGTAGTTCCTAATAAGGCGACTGCAAAAAGTTCACTAGACGGCGAAACTAAAGATGGCAAAAAATATATCGTTAGATATCAGTATGCGCCGCTAGCAGTCAAAAACAACTCAAGAGATTTCTGTAGAAGAATGGTAGCAGCAAAAAAAATATACCGCAAAGAAGATTTGGACAAAAATAGCACAGCGAACGGTGAACTTGCAGCAAGTGGTGAAACTTCGTATAACATATTTTTACACAAAGGTGGCGCTAATTGTCATCATTTCTGGATTCGTAAGACATACTTATTCAAAGAGGGTGTAAAGCCTGACCCGAATAATCCTTTAGCTAAACCTATTTACCGCAGCGAAAGAAAAAAAGAGGGGATAAAGCCGCCTACAAAAAAGCAAGAACCTAACATTGTAGCAGAAAGACCTATAGACACACCAACAAAAGGATATAAAAGAAAAAGATAATGGCAACAGCACTATTTATAAAAAGATCAGACATTGTGAAACACACGATATTGAACGGAAATGTTGACACAGATAAATTTATACCTTATATT